AGCAACTGAAGCGCTATAGGGGAGGCTTGGAAAACACGGACCTTATCCTTATCTAGCCTGGTAGGTTCGTCTTTTAAACACCCTTTAAAAACAGGGTATGTTCGTACCCCCCGCATATAACACCTCTCCATCTCTTCAGATTCTTTCCAAAACATTTCATTGATATCACGAGGACAGTCATGTGAAGGATAATCCGAAGGATTCAAGTCGAACATATATTCTGATTTAGGTCCATTCAATGGGTAACCCACGGAAGTATAAGGAGCAATTGCATTAACGAACTTTCGCCCATCAATCCCGCTAATATTTTCCAAACGGGAGAGTGGGCGCAACTCATCCTTCCACCAACTCTGAGTACTTAAAAGATCGATCAAAGGCTGCTGATAATCTTCAACTGCACGACACAAAATACGACCTTCAACACCAATAGTTGTCTGACCACTCTTATTCATACTTTCACGCCATGGATGCCAAGATTGGCGCCCATTAGGCCCATGAAACTTAGGCGGACCATGTTTCCGTGGAACGCCAGTATGTTTCTTGACACACTCAGAAATGATTGTTGGTTGCACTGTGGACTTCGCAGTGGATCGACCAATGCAGGAACCATATACTTGCACAGTTGATCCCCGCTCCAAAAAGTTTACTGGACTCTTTGGGTGAACTTCTGTTGAAACAAAAAACTGTTTATCATACAAACTTTGCTTCATCGTCCCAGCAGAAGCAGCTGGACAATAACCTGGTAGTCCCATAAAATATTCCTCAGCTAAGCGAAACGCTTGACGCGTAACACTTGAAGAACGTCCATCAGGAAAGCCAGTAATACCAGCAGTGTGAATTCCAAGTATAATATTACTCTTAGAAAAACCAAGCAAAGCTGCTCCACATAAACCGTAAAATGTTGGATAATCTAACCGGTAATCATAATTCATACCGTTGGGAGCAATCTTTACACGAGTGTTCTTAAATTCACCATCATCGAGTTTGCGAACCAGCATACCAGGCATAGAACGAACAATTCCTTCTGCCAAATACTTAGTAAGATCCTTAAATGATGGTGAATTTGGAACCCACACAACGCGTACGTCTACTCCAGGTATAGAGTAAGAATAAGTACGCGACAGACGAGCTTTCCAAGCCCCTCTCGTAAACTCATCACCATAACGAACAAACGTACCAATCAACTCTTCCTTAACCCTCTTTCCAGGGATAGCATCCAACATATGTCCCGGAATAAGAGCCAAATTAGATTTAATAAAAAGTGCATTCATTTCCGAACCACCTTCAGTTCGTACGTGACAAATGTTCGATTCAACTAGTTTCGTCAATTGTTCTTCGGAAATTGTAGAAGACTCATGAGAAACTGGTAGCGGTTCTATACGAACTTTAGCCCAATCAGATTCCTCCAAATCACGTTCACTGACGTCCTGCTGAGTTGCTGGAGCCAAATTACCTTGTTTATCATAACGGCGTGCTGCGCGCCAAACACTACACACGGTATACAAGGCTCCAATAAAAACACCTCCTAAGAGGCATTTTTGCAAACGCGATCGTTCTTGATTTCTTAAAATCTGGTATAAATTCGGCAAGCGAGTTGCAACTTGCATTACTTCCTCAAATTCACAACAAACACGGTCATAAAGAGCAATAGCGCAATACACCCACATCACCCATAAGGGCAAACTCCAATTTGACAATGTACCAACCAATGCAACAATTGTCATAATAACAAAACTTACAAATGGAAGACGCAAAGTCGCAAATAACTGATATCGTTGACGAAAAAGGCTAAAATACTGCCAGGCGGTAAAAGCACGCAAACGCTGAAAATAAATATATTGCAATCCACCATCGTGCAAATTGCGAGCACGTTCAATACAATCAGGAATAATATCTCCCAACGCTTGATTGTCCATACATTTACAATCCTTTCCAAGGTTATAACACATCTTACAAATGTCGAGCGTTTCAAATAACGAATTAGAAGTTTTAACAAGTCTCTTCTGATTCGCCCGATGTTCCGCAAACTTAGTGTTAACAAAACGAATCAAAGTGAAAATATCGATATTCTTAGTCTCACGTCCCTCAAATTCGTAGGCAACATAGGTAATCTGGTCAGGCCTTCGAGAACCAGCCTTACCATCGGGAATGCCAACACAACGCTCGACATCAAATTGCCAAATGTCCTGTACCAAATCATCAGTCTTTGGAATCTTTGTTACATCAAGCATATGCGATTGTTGGCCTTTGCCTTGTAAACGAAATTCATCACGGACCTTAACCGTAATAATCAGATCCATACGACGAATAACGGAAACAGGTTCATTAGAAAACATCGAAGCTCCAAGATCCTTAACATTTGAAGTGGCAAAAACAACTTTAGGGCGAATTTGAACTTTACCCTTCATATCCACCTCTGCCATATTGGCAGTCTGAATGATATTGTTGACATATCGAATAATCCTTTCTGAAGGACTATTTTGGATGAAATCTGGTTTAGTGTTCGCGACATCATCCAAGATCACTGAACGAATATTCGAGCGCATATTGGACTCGAATTTATCAATCTCGTTCAAAGTGACGACATGTTCTTGCCCGCCAAGATCAAAACACTTCATCAAGGCGGTGTTAACTATATTAACAACAGTACTTTTCCCAACACTAGATGGTCCATAAACACAAATACCCAAAGGTGATTCACGCAAGCCACCATGAGAACGCCGCATCTCGAATTCAACTTCCATCTTCTGTAGGCGAGAAAAACGTTCATAGTATACTTTCTTCTCAAAACTGTTAGGTAATTTCTGGTAAGCGTCTTTAGCTTTAGTTAACAATGCAATTAAACGATCCGCATAATTATCATCAGTAATGCCAAACTTTGACTCAATATCACCCGTTAGAGCATAATCATGCATCTTAATTAACGAAAGATACTCCTCATCAAAATCGAGGGTCTCCTTGTTATCAAGAAACAACACACGCCAATCACGTGTACGGAAAAACATGAATCCTCGCTCAACAAAATGTGTAACTGAACCCAGAATAGCATCAATCATATCAAGTGCCCCCATATGAATGTGAAAATTAGAGCGACTCAATTGTTTAAGACCATCTTTGGTCAAGTTGACACGAGAATGTTGAATAAGACCCAGTGCAGTACAGACACTCATAATAGAAGAAATCTTCTTAAAACTAGAACTTTCCAAGACCAAACGCCAATTGGAATAAGCTCCCTGAAGAACATCAACCCACTTGAAGTCGGATTGTTCTTCCATAGAAAGAAATTCTTCTAAAAACTCTTTGACAAGAACTACATAACTACCGTCAAAATAAGTTTGTGTATACAGGGTCAAAGTCGCAACAACACCAGTTGCACTACTCTGACCACGTAGTGAAAGGGCGAGCGTACTCAAACGCTCGATATGTTTCATTATGTCGTGTGACACGACGTGGGAAGCATATAATTGTAAACGTTCCTGAAAAGCACTCAAATCATGGCTCTTCTGGAACGATAAAACATCAGGTAAACCAACAAAATTTTGATCTGCAACCGAGACACCATCATCAAAGTCAAATCCCGATTGTGGTTTATACTTCTCAACACCTGAAGTCTCTTTAAAACGGTCCTTTTTCTTCCCTTGGACCTTCTTGTAAAACTGGTCCCGATTGATCTCTTTCGTTGTGGGACCATTTATTTCCCATGTCCTTAGATCATGGGGCGCCTCTGAGGCGTCTTTTTGCCAATAATTAATATCAGCCATTTTTTCCAATTATGTAGAACCTGAATTTCGTTGTATATATTGTAGTTACTTTAAATTCATAGAGGGTTGGTTCGTGGAATTGATTGAACGGGGACCTTGCTAAACCCTATTCATAACAGGCTTCATAAAAATATCAACTAGCACGCACAACAATGTGATCAGGATTTCGGTTTTACCCATACGGTACCGGCCTACACACACTGCCATGAATGAAACTACTTACGTCAATCTTTTATAAAATCAAAAATTGTGATATCCACAATTAAGTGGAGCCTGGGAGCAAATTGGAATAAACCCCCACAGGTGTGATTTACTTTTATACACTACACGCATAAATCATTCATAATGTCATTCGGCTTTCATTAGGAACCTAGTCTACTTAGTCATCCATCTGATATGAATCAATTTGCTTGTATCAATATCTTCCCTCTGCACAGGGAACAGAAGTCAACAGAAACAAGACTTTAAAACGGGCAATATGCCCAAACCCCTGTCAATTTGCTTGTATCAATATCCTCCCTCTGCACAGGGAACAGAAGTCAACAGAGACAAGACTTTAAAACGGGCAACACGCCCAAACCCCTGTAAGGGTGCACGTTGGTTTAACACGTACGATACCTAGATAAAGAACAACTTCTTATAATAGACACAACAGGTAAAGTGTCCTGCTTAGAGATACTTAATGACTCTAACGAGATATGGTCCTATAATGAGTAAGTGTTCACGGTCACTGGTACACAGACTCTGAATCTGGATACACTCACTCAAAATAAGCATCAATTACGC